GCCCATCGCCACAGAATTTACACCCGTAGCAGACGGCGGCGTAAATACGCCGCTAGGATTCTCAACGTAAAGACCAAGAATATTTACGTCTTCAGCCGTTGCCGCCACGAACACCACGGCAGCGCCTGTGAGATTAAGCAAAGCGCCTGTGGAGCTTTCGTCCAACGTGCGGGACAGGGTAGTACCCGACGACGTATATGTGCCTGAACCAATCTCCCAAGCTGTGCCGTCTTCAATTACATAGCGGACAACATTAGTGTTAACCAATCCAGCGTCAGCAAACGTCTGATAGCCACTCTCAGCAGAGCCAAGCGTGATTGTACCTGTGCCAGTTGTGGCGGTAGCTACTTTGGCTCTGTTTACGAGAGTGACCATTAGTTAATCCTCGGTGATTGCTGTGGCTGTCGTCAAGGATGGCGTGATACCGTTGCCTGTCACAATAGTTGGACTGATTGCCCCAGAGTAGAGCAAAACGCCAGCGCCAGACGTAAGGGTACCGATTCCCATGTGTGTGGCCGTACCCGAACCGCCTGTGCCAGCAGGGAAGTCAATTGCAGCCGCAGGTGACACGCTGTTGCCGCTTACGGTCCAACCGCTGCTGGTGCGCACTACGGACACACGCGCGTAGCTTGTGTATGCAATCTCGTTTGTTGCCTGCGTGCCAGCTTCTCCGGGGTCGGACGTGTGCAGTGACACGAATAAATTAGTGATCGGGGATGACGAATGGTTTTCCGCAACGCCAGTCATAGCCGTTGCGTTGAAAATCAAATTTAACAGTGCCGTCTCGAATGCGTTTGACTTGGACATGGTTAGCCCCTTCCGTCAGTAAGTGTTGCGATGCTCATTTCAGTAGCTCCTAATTTTCATGCGGCGACCAGAGCCACCAAATTTTGCTGTTTCGCCGTCACGATTGACGGCGTCGATTGCCTGCTGATACAATGCCGCCCACCCTTGCAGGCGTGCGTCGTCTTTCAGATACATGGCCGTGTGCATCAAAGCTCCGTATAGGTACACGTCGGGATGATACGTCAGAATCCAGTTTGTTGCAACACTGTCAGAAAGCGCCGCAAGACTGCCATAATAATACAACTCAGTATTGTAAGCGCTGTCTGGCACGGGGTACACTTCAATTTCGCCCGCCGTGATTGCGTAGTATGCAGGCGATCCTGATACGTTAGACGCCTTACGCTTACGGTCCAACAACTCCCATTGGCTGATTAGCTCAATCTGCTGCGTTTCCGTGTCGGTGCCGTAAAAACGAATAGCCTCTACAAAGTCAGATGGAAGCGCGCTGTATTGCGTTTCAATCGTAGCAGTGCTGCGCTTTTCTTGCCGCCAATGACGTATCTTGCGGTCCATATCAGCCTCACCAAGCGCAATAAACGACGGCACGGATGCTGTCAGGTCATCGCGATTGAGAAAGTCACCGATTGCCGCCTTCAATTCTGTGTATGTCGTGATGCTCATTCTAAAAGCCCTCGTCTTTGTTGATCTCTGCGCTCAGATGATATATAATTAAACTTTAAAATAGGTGGCATCATGTTCGACAAAGAAACCCAAAGAGAAATAATCATGCTTAAAGCCAAAGACCTTGAAATGAGCGACGAAGCCCTTGAAGCTCTGGACGCTACAGTTTGCGCAATGCTCGGAATTGAAGACCCCGAACCACTCACCCTTGAAGTCTAGACATATAATTCAAGATGCCCTCCAATACTTGAGGCGTTATCTCTACCGCAGGTACTTTTGTCTTAATTGCGTGCGTTTTGTGGGCCGATGTCAACGGCTGTCCCGCCTTTGTTAGCTTGCCCTCCATGCTGTCATATAAGTCGCGCCAAACAAGACCTTGTGGGACAGGCGGAAGTGACCCAATATAGTCGCCTGAGATTTGAGAGTTATATGTGCCATGCGGAACGCTTGCCCTCGGCTGGTTCCCCTTTGGGTTGTTAAACATGCGGGGAGCGGATGTGTCAATTTTAGAAACACCCATGCCAAACATACCGGGCGGCATATCGCGCTGCGTAACGTCTGTAACCGCGTAACGGCCAAGCCCCATATCTGGGAATCCCCCAGCCTTCATGGGTGCTGTGTCAGCCAGTCTGATAAACGCCTTGCGCAATGGGGACGATGTTGTCTCCAACCATTGGCGTAGGTCTGGGGAGTTTACGCCAACAAAGTTTGGGTCGGCTGACTTCATGATACCGTCGAACTCCACCGCCGTTGCTCTTGGTATACCCTTGGCTTGCACCAGTTCACCCACAGCCGCGCCCGTCATCGTTGCGAAGTCGTTTGCGTCTGGTGACATGCTGCCCGTCATGCCCACAATATCCCTATCAGGGAAGGCCTTTGCCGCCGCGTCTGCCGTGTCAGATAACCGCTTGGTTATGTTCTGATTAGATGCCCAAATTGCCTTATCTGCCTGCGCCGCAGGCCCGCGCATAAAGTCAACGCCACCCTCAGTGTAAACAGGCTTATCGAACTTTACATCGTTGACACTGTTGACCAACAGGCCGCCCGACGTGCGGTCACCGTAAAATGGGAGAACAACCTTACCCTCCATATCTTCCCATGACATTGGTGTGCGAGCAAGATTGACCCCAGTATCCTCAATTCCAATATAAGCATCAGATAGAAAATCATCCATCTTGACGTTCTGATATTTCATGGGGTCAAGGTCGGCCTTTAGCGGTGGCTTGTTACCACCCGCGCTAACTGTATTGGGATCATAATCCAGCAAGCCGCGACCAGATGCAGCCATGCCGCCGCCCATTGCCATACCTGCCGTACCCATTGCCGCGCCTGTCATTTCGTCAGGACTAAGCAGGCCACGGTAGGCGTCGAGCGGTGCCTGTACGGCCTCACCGCCACCTTGCAGCAAGCCACGAATGCCATTCCAAATAGCAGGGCGCAGCGAACGCATAGCATCACGGCCCGTTGCCCCAGCGTCCTTAGACGCAAAGCCACCAGCGATGGGCTGCCGACCGTCAGCCAAGCCACCATCAGGTAATATATTGGTGACGTTATTTTTCTCACGGTACTGTTGACGTAAAAAGCCCGCGTTACCGCCCCCATCTGGATACATTTCTGCAAGATAGGCGTTAAAGTCGCTTGGTGTAAAATCTAACGGGTTCATCAGCGGTCCCTATATTTGTGCCATAAATAACACACTATGCGATGCCGCGCAAGTTCCTGCGTATAGGTGCGCGCTTGGTTGTCTGCACGCCGCGCTGATACACCGCCACAAGGCCAAAGGCGTCGGCTGCGTGTGACGACCAGTCGTGATCCGGCCCCAACCCAATGCCGCGCACCTCATCACGCTTTTCGTGATACCAGCCCAGTGCCTCACGCCCGCCCTGCGTCGTTTCCTCATTGAACCTGACTGACGGGAACATATCGCGCACCGCCTCGATCCGCTGCATGGCTGCACCTGCGCCCTGATTGGGTACAAGGTCCACAACGAAGCCCGCTGAACGCATGAAGCCCTCTGGTGTTACCGCGTACACCATATCGTGCTTGTGGCCGTCGTGTGGCAGCACAACGACAGCATCCTCATACCCGCTTGTTCGCAGCCAATTGACGTGCGCCTCGAACGGCTGGCCCACCGCCTCGTAGTAGTCCAGCACACGGACCTCAAGGCCAATGAATTGCACAATGAAGATTGCTGTTGCGTCTGCCTTGCGTGACGTGCCGCCAATGTCAAAGCAGGCGTATGTTTTGTTGAGCATCGACTTGGCGACAAGGCCAATACGGCCATCAAGTTGCGCCTGCACAAGGTGCTTGGCAAAGTATGCACCTTCCAAGACGGTCATGTAACCGCCCTCCCAGATGTGTTCAAACCGCTCTGGCGTTGCCTCAATGCAATCTTGCATTTCTTGCTTTAAGACGCCAGGTAGCCAAGGATTGTCAGACCAGTTAGCCTTGACGACTGTTGCGCCTGTCGGCGTCACTGCGCCGCGTAGTAGCGTATCAACTGGATCAGTGGCGCGTGCTGGGTTCCAACTAAACCATATCTCTGAGCCTTCTTTGCGGATTGTAGGCCGCAGCAACGTCATCGAGCGGTCAGATAGGCTTTGCGCCTCCTCGACCC